ACTGGCTGAGCCAGCATAAGAAATATAACTAGAGCCAGCAACCCAGCACCCTTCGTGGGTGCTTTTTAAATGCCTGAAAGTAGGTGATTTCTTGAGACTACCCAGTATAACCAAGGCGGTGAAGCGGATAATGAAAGACCCGGAACAGATGGACGAAGACCAGCGGCAGGCCAAGCTCGAAGAGTGGAAAAGGCGGCTGCGCAAGGCCATGGAAGAACACGAAACCTTCCGGACTGAGTGTGCCACATACGATGCGCTTTACGGCGGTACCAAGCAGATCAGGCCATTGGGCAGCACGGACATATATGTTTCTGACAGATACCCGGAGCAAGGAAATCCAGAACCGGCGCGGCAAGTGGTAAATCTGTGCTTCCAACTGATCGAGAGCCAGATAGACATCAACCTACCTGTACCGGCGGTGGAACCTACGGAAGAAGAGGACGAGAACGAGCGCCGTAACATGATAGAGGGCCAACTGGCTTATATGGCCGGCGATACTTCGTTGCGCCGGATAAACAGCGAAAACGAGCGCATTGCCAAAAAAAACGGCATTGCCTACTTCAAAGTAGGCTGGAATCCCGATTACAAGGCGCATACCTACCGGGGAAGAATCGAAACCACCAATCCACATCCAGGGAATGTGGTACTGCAGCCTGGCGTCACAAAAATCCGGGATATGGACTATCTGTTTCATATTGAGAATCGCACTATAGATTATATCTGCCGGGAATACGGCGAGGAATACAGGGAGGAGATAGAAGCCGAGAGCCTGGAATATGGGCAGCTGGACTATTTCAATGCCGGGACTGATAGCTCTACCGACGAGAGAACCAAGAAGCTGAGCATAATTGAAGCCTGGTACCGAGACAGAGACGGAGAAGTCGGCGTACTGACATGGGTAGGCGATATAATTTTGCGGGATAAGCCCAAATTTTTCTACAAGCAGGATGAATCCGGCAACGCCATTGAGTATGACGAAATAGACATGCCCCAGTACGACGAAGAGGGGAGCTTAACCGGGACTGAGACAGTACGGGTAAAATGTCACGTCCCCGATTATTTTCCTTTTGTCCCGTGGTACAACATACCCCGGGAGAAGTCGGCGCGCGGGCTTGCCGACCCCTTCATTATCGCAGACCAGCAGGAGGGGATTAAGAAACTACTCAGTATTGAAGAAGAAAAACACATAAAGGGCACGACTAAGGTATTTGTGCGCAAGGGTACCGGGCTGGCGGCCAAGCTAACCAATTCAGTCAGCCAGATTATCGAAGTTGACGATCCGGCCGGCGACGTAGTAACTAAGGACCTTAAAACGCCGGATAATTCGCTTAAGGATTTATATTTTATCTACGTTCAGGCGGCTAAAGATTCGTTAGGAATCACGGAGGCCAGCCAAGGCAGGACAGACAAGGGTAAGGAACTGTCTGGCCGGGCCCTGGAGATTTTAGCGGCGAACACTCAGGGCAGGTTAGGCGTAAAAGCAGACGAAAAAGATATCGCTTATACCGAGCTTTACCGTATGTGGTATGACTTCTTGCTAGCCTTTGCTGACCACCGTATGCCGTACCGCACAGATGGACAGTATAATAAACCCGTTTACGGTTACTGGGACAAATCCAAGCTGATTAAGCAGGATGATGCCGGAGAATGGTATTATCCTGAATTTGATATTTACGTCCAGGCTGAAACCGCGTTACCGAAAGATAAGCGATTTATCTTAGACTTGGCCAACCAAGCCGGCCAGCGCATAGATAACGTGGAATACTGGATGCTCATGGAATCCATTGGAGTGCCAAACGCAAGCGCGATACTGGAAATGGAACAGCAGAAGGTGGCGGTGCAGTCCAACCCCGGCCAGATGCAGCCGCAACAGTCGCAAGCAGGCCAAGGCCAGCAGCAGGGAAGCGTACCGCCGGAATTGCAGCAGATATTCCAGGCCCTGCCGCCAGACATACAGCAAGCAGTATTGCAGATGCCGCCGGAAGAACAGGCGGCATTTTTATCGCAATCACCAGACCAGATAGCGGCGCAGGTCCAGCAGGCGCAAGGAGGGCAGGCACAGCCGCAAGGCATGGATATGCAGCAGATACAGGCTATTATCCAGCAGCTGCCGCCTGAAATACAGGCACAGTTTATGCAGTTGCTGCAAACCAGCCCGCAGCAGGCTATGGAGTTGTTGCAGCAGGTTACAGGGCAATCGGCACCAGTGGGTAGCCTTTAGGCTTCCGAGCGGTCGGCGATTCACCCTCTCCCTCCTGCCGACCGTACCCACTTATATCCGAGAAGGAGAGAAAAACGCTGGGCGGGTGATGCGCAATGTCCCCTAACGAAATATTAATGACGTTATCGCGGATATGGCTTAGTTGCGCAGATTACTCAGATGCCGATCATGCGGCTATTCTACGACACATCGAAGCCTTGCAGTTGCTGGTGTTCGGGCTGGACAGAGGGGCAGGTGATGCCGAATGAGACCCGAAGGTACAGGAGACCCAGGCTATATGTGACCCAGCCCCGCAACTGGTAAGTAATTCTTACATGTCCGCAGGGTTTTATATAACGCTCGCCCCGCTTTTGGGGCTTTTTTATGCCCGGATTTGGGCCTAACAATGACGATTACGACACGGCGCATTGCCTGGAGTTCGCCGCCGGGGAGCACCTAACCCTATTCTATCCGAGGAGGTGATATTGATGGCCGGACAAAAAAACAGCGGAACCCCCAAGATGGGAATTAAAGGAATGCAGAGTTACGGAAACGCCACAGGTAAACCCGCAGAAACCGGCAAGGTTATCTATGGCTCTGATTTACGCGACGGCGTAAAAGGCAAGAAATAAGCCAAAAAAACGCATGGAATAGCGCAAAAATCCACTTAATTTTAAGGAGGAATAAACCATGATAGAAAGCGCAAAAACAACGGAATTCGCTGCCCCGTTCGAGTTTGGCTTGCAGAGATTTGCGGAAGAAGGCGCTGGCGCTGGTGATACTGGCGGCAGTACTTCGTCGGTAATCCCTGGTGACGATTACGCCAGTGGCGGGCCGGAACCGCCGGAAGATCATCCGGCAGCGCTCGTAGATTTTGATGATTTTGACTTCGGCGGAGAGCCAGAGGCCGGAGAACCGACAGCAGAACCGGAGCCGGAACCTGAAACTGAACCGATGCCCGACCCAATAAAGAGGGAACAGTCGCAAGAGGCCAATGCTGCTTTTGCAGAAATACGCAGAAAGGCAGAAGAAGCTGAAAGGGCGCTAAGGGCTCGTGACTCTTGGGTAGAACAGAACTTTGGACATCAGG